CGTGGAACAGTATTATCTGCGCGTCTCCACTTGCCTTAATTTGGCACAAGATCACGACTATTTCGAACACATGCATAATCGAGTACGCGTGATGACTCTGATGACTGAAGGATTGAGTTTATCTAAAGCTCTTTCCGATTCACAAGCTTCGCCCGCAAGCATAGCAGCTTTTCGAACTCACTTTCAACAAGTCGAAAGGCTCTACGCTAGACTAATGGGGTCGAAGTATTCAATGACCGTAAGACCTGAGCCTTTGGTTGTTTATCTCCATGGTGGCACAGGTATAGGTAAATCCGTTCTGGCCTTGAGGTTGGCACGCGACTTAATCTTACATCTGCAACCGGACATTGGTGATAGAGTTATTCAGAACATCTATGCTCGTAGTGTGTGGCAAGAATTTTGGGATGGTTACAATCACCAACTTGTCGTCATTTATGACGACATAGGAACCATACGAGATCAAGCTGGAAATCCCAACCTAGAGTTTCTTGAGATCATGAAAACAGCTAACATCGCTTCTTACCCTTTGCACATGGCAGAATTGTCTAGGAAAGCTGCAACTGCTTTTACGAGCCCTGTAGTTATCTGCACCGCAAATCAGCCACATTATGCTATGCCTTCATTGACAAACCCACAAGCCTTCAATCGAAGACTTGACATAAAGTGCAAGGTAGATATTAAGAATCAGTTTGCCAAGCAAATTCAAATCGCTTCCAATGCTCACAAAGTGTTGGATGTGGATAAAGTTCGCTCGATAACTGGTCACGACATTTCTACGGCACCTTACGTTTTTGAACAAGCAAACAGCTCCATGAATTACGATCAATTTTTGGTGCATGCCAAACAAAAGTTGGATGCTAAGATGGAACATAGTAACAATTTGCGCAATTGGGTGAGTGGTGCTGCTGCTCAAATGGACGAAGACACACCGAATTCGACAGATGAAGAAGAGGATGTTTATTCTGATACGGAAACTGAGCTATCGTCACCTGATTTGTCTGAATCTGATCAAGTTATGATACAAGACCAGCTTTTAGACACGATGATATCGATAGCACAGCGTTTGACGGAACAAAACGATCGAAACACACCATTGGACGCGCGGCTCTACGAAGAACACAATAGAGCGGTGTCAGCACGGACACAGCGCATAGAAAGACGCGGTTTGGCGAATGCTGCTTCAGTGGCTAGCCCCGTTAGTCGTATAGATTTTAATCGATGGGTGAGACACATGACTACTACCAATGGACATGCACATATAGCAGATAACAACGCTGCTTTATATCCTCAAGATTTTGCTGTCGCAAATGCTATGCTTAATGTTTTACCAACTATTCTAGCACGGCGTCATGCAATGCAGGACTGTATAATACATGCCATAGGAAATGATGACAATATCTCACCTCATCAATTGGAAGCGTTTGCGCGTCTGTACCACCTGTCTACTGTCTTGCGACATGGGTTTTCAGTGGATTTATCTGATTACGACGAAGAGGAAGAACCTGATAGAACACCACCGGAATTCTTAGCCGAGGCAATAGATTGGACATGGGAGCCCTTGTGTTCAGG